ATGAGAACACCTATATTTTACGGTTCCGTTCATGTTTTTCTGTCCCGCAATGGGGAAACGCTTCTATTAAAGAGAAAAAATACGGGGTTCATGGACGGGAAGTGGAGTGTCGTAGCCGGAAGAATCGACGGCGGAGAAGAAGTGAAAGCCGCCGCCGTACGGGAAGCGAAGGAAGAGGCGGGAATCGACATCCGGCCCGAGGACCTGGAAATCACCGGCATTATGCACCGCAAAAACACGAATTCCGAGTGGATCGACTTTTTCCTGAGGGCGCGCGGCTGGCAGGGCGAAATCGGCAACATGGAGCCCCATAAGTGCGAAGAGCTCCGCTGGTTTCCGGAAGACGCGCTTCCCGCCGATATGGTGCCCTATGTGCGCGAGGCGCTTTTGAACCGGCAGGAAAGCCTCTGGTTCGATAGCTTCGGCTGGGCGGGCGTTCCGGTGCAGGCAGCACCATAAAATTACTTTAAAAAAGCTATGCTTTTGTTGTTTGTTTTTTATGGGAAAACCATGTGTTAGTTGCTTCAGAGTCAGGTATATTTATAACATAGGAAATCGAGAGAGACACACGAACACCGGAAAACACTCCAATCAGCAGCCATCGGCTTTTATAGCCCGGCTGCTTTTTTATTTCGCCGGATCATCCGAAAACTCTCTCGATTGCCTAACCCGAAAATCCGCCCGTAACCGCCAGCCGGTCACGACGGATTTTTTTATGATGGAAAGGAGGCGGGGAATACGAAAACAAACCGCTATAAACGGAGGCGGCCGCATCGGCCGGAAAACGCCAAAAGCGGCATCCGCGGAGGTGAAGCCCGGTGAGCACGAGCATTCTGCTTCAGACGCTCAAAAGCTTCGTGGAACAATCGGTGCGGGACACCGGAGCGGGCGATCGGCCCGTGAGAGTCCATGTCGGCTGGCTTCCCGGAGCCGAAAAGTTTCCGCCGGCCAAGCCGGATGAACCCGCGCAATTGCTGCCGGAGGGCTTGTTTCCTTTTGTCCTGCTGAGGGCGCTGGAAGGGGAGGACGGGAATGAAGAAGGCTCCGTCAAGGTCCGGCTTCATTTCGGAACCTCCTCGACCGATCCGTTCGGTTATGCGGACGTACTGAATCTGATCGAGAAAGTACGCCAGGCCGTTCTTAAGAAGGAAATCATCGGCGGGATGTTCGAGCTTCAGCGTCCGCTGAAATGGAAGCTCGCCAACACGCAGGCTTACCCGCAGTGGACGGGCGAAATGGTGACCGAATGGACCGTGCCGTCGCCTGTACGCGAGAATCTGGTCTACGACTAAATCGTAGAGACGCAAAGCAGCCGCAGCAGCTTCAGGTTTTAAGGAGTAAGGATTAAAGAGTTCTACCAAAACCAACTTGTTCACATTCGAAGGGAGATTATTAACTATGTCAGAACGTCACGGTATTTATACAAGCGAGGTGCCCTTCTCGGTCATGACCCCGGTATCCCCGCAGGCGACCATTCCGGTCGTATTCGGTACGGCGCCCGTTCATCTGTCCAAACTGGCCGCAGCGCCGGTGAATACGCCGATCCTTTGCAAAAGCTGGGACGAGGCGGTAGACGCTTTCGGCTACTCGGAGGACTGGGAGTCTTACACGCTGAGCGAATTCATGTACTCGCATTTCCGCTTGTACAAGCAGGCGCCGGTTGTGCTGATCAACGTTCTCGATCCGGCCGCGCACAAAACGTCCGCCGCTCCTTCCGAAGCGGTTGTGACAGCGGGAATGGCCGTAGTGAGTGCGGAGGGTATCTTGCCTTCCAGCGTAACGGTTCAATCCGCGGACGGCGCGACGACTTACAGCAAGGAAAAAGACTATACGCTCGCTTTTGATAAAAAAGGCCGTCTGATGCTCTCCGTTGTGAAAGGCGGCGCTATCAGCCCCGCCGCAACCGCGCTGAAAGTCGGCTACGACAAGCTGGACCGCTCCAAAGTGACGGCGGCCGATCTGATCGGCGGTACGGACGCGGCAACGGGCGAAGTGACCGGTCTGGATCTGATCAAGCAGGTTTTCCCGCGCTTTCAGCTCGTTCCGACACTTGTGCTCGCACCGGGATTCTCTCACGACCCGCAAGTCGCATCCGTGTTGGCCGCTAAAGCGGAAAGCATCAACGGTCATTTCAAAGCGATGGCGCTGACCGATCTGCCTGCCGACCGTCCGTTCACCGACCTTGCCGTTTTCAAGAAAGAAAACGGATATGCCAGCGAACGTCAAATCGCCGCTTATCCGAACGTGACCAAGGACGGCCGTACGTACCGCTTCTCCACGCATCTCGCCGGCGTCATGTGCCGCACCGATCTGGAGAGCGACGGTGTGCCGCACCGCTCGCCGTCCAACAAGCTGCTGCAAGCCGACGGAACGGTGCTGGATAACGGTACCGAGCTTCCTCTTGGACCGGACGAAGCCGAATATTTGAACAATCAAGGCATCTTCACCGCGCTGAATTTTGTCGGAGGCTGGAAAACTTGGGGCAACCGCACGGCCGCTTTCCCGGAAATTACGGACCCGCAGAATGCGTTTATTCCGGTCCGCCGCATGTTCGACTGGATTCAGAACTCGGTCATCCTGACGTACTGGAAGCATGTCGACGATCCTGCCAACAAACGTCTCGTTGAATCGGTGACGGATTCCCTGAATATCTGGATGAACGGTCTTCAGGCGAGCGGTTATATCCTCGGTGGCCGGGTGGAATTTATCAAAGAAGAGAATCCCGCAACGGATCTGATGAACGGCAAGCTGAAATTCCATATTTTCGTTACACCGCCGAGCCCGGCTCAGGAAATCCAATTCAAAATCGAATATGACGCGCAGTATCTCGGCGCTATCCAATCCTAAGGAGGAATTTCAACATGGCTAAACAAGTACGCGATAAAATTGTAGGGTACACGGTATACAAGAACGGCAGTCAATTTCTGGGGGTAGCGACAGTTGAACTGCCCAGCCTCGAATATCTTTCGGAATCCGTAAAAGGTGCGGGCATCGCGGGTGAAGTCGAGAGCCCGACGATCGGCCAATTCGGTCCCATGACCTGTTCGCTGACCTGGAATACGATGGACCCGGCCGCTCTGGAGCTTCTTGCTCCCGAAGCGCATGCGCTAGATTTCCGCGCTTCCCAGCAATCCTATAATACGGCGACCGGTATTTACGCGACCGAAGGCGCCAAGATTACGGTTCGCGCTTTCCCTAAAACCGGTACGCTGGGCAGCCTAGAAGTCGGTGCGGCGATGGAAGGTTCCACCGAGTTTGAAGTCGTTTACCTGAAAGTGTCCGTTGGCGGTAAAGTCATGCTGGAAGTGGACAAATTCAACTACATTTTTGTCGTGAACGGCAAAGATCAGCTCGCATCCGTCCGCGCGGATCTCGCACTTTAATTCAAATCCATCCGATACCTGAAGGGAGAAATTAATCCATGTCCGAAAATAAAACCAAAACTCCAGCCGCAGAAGCAGGTCAAACCGAAACGGTCGATGAGCGTGTCTATAAGCTCAGTCGGCCGTTTACTTTTGAGGGAACCGAATATACCGAGCTGCTGCTCGATTTCGACAGCCTGACGGGCGGAGACCTGCTCTCTTGCGAGGGACAAATGAACGCGATGTCCTCGGGTAACGAAGTCGTGCCAGTGAAGCAAATTTCCCAGACGTATCAAGCTTTGGTAGCCGCCCGCGCGGCCAAAGTCCCCATGGATCTGATTAAGGCGCTTCCCGGCAAAGATTTCTCCAAAATTCTTGTCCGGTCGCAAAATTTTTTGCTGGGCTAGGGATGGGCAGAGAAGGAGGACGCACCCTGCGCAAGCTGGTGGCCTCCTTCTCGGTTGCCACCAAAACGCCCATTCCTTACTGGCTCAGTCTTCCGGTAGCCGAGCTGCTGGAGTGGACGGAACCGATCCAAGAGGTAACTGCGAAAAGGGGGTGAGAAAAAATGGCGAATGGGACTAATCTTCCGGCGACAGTAAATCTTCAACTGGATACGGCTTCCGTGACGAACGTCACAAAAATGATAAAAGATGTTCAATATACGCTTCAACAGTTAGTTATAGTTAATATTCCACCAGACATGTTAAAACCGCTTAGTGAAGAAGTGAAAGAAACCGATTCTGCACTTAAGAAAGCTAAAAAGACACTCGACGGTTTTGCTAATGGACTTAAGACTATAAAAGGCATTCAGGCTTCTTTCATGGGCGTAGTCACTAAAATCGATGAATTTAATGTAGCCATGAAGCAAGTTCAGGCGTCAACAGGGGTCAGTAAAACCGAAATGGTTGAGCTGGAGGCTTCAGCGAAGGCTTTGTATAAGCAAAATCTTGGAGGTACCTGGAATGATCTTGCAGGCTCGCTATCCACGGTTAAACAGTTGACTAATCAACAGGGTGCCGCTTTACAGGAAACGACTAAAAACGCGATTGTCTTTAAAGACGTTTTCGGAAAAGATGTAAAATCGTCCGCCGCTTCAGCTGAGTACATGATGAAAGATTTCGGTATTTCGAGTACGGAAGCCTATAACTTATTTGCTCAGGGTGCGCAGAAGGGCCTGGAGAAATCGGGAAATCTTTTGGATTCCGTGAATAAATACGGGGCCCATTTTAAAACCATGGGTTTTTCGGCAAACCAAATGTTCAATACCTTCGGTTTGGGAACAAAGCTGGGTGTATCCGGGTTAGATACTATCGGCGGGGCCATGAAAGAATTTAGCACAACCTCTACAAGTGGCAGCAAGGATAGTGTTGCGGCATTTAAAGCCCTTAATATGGATGCTGAAAGTATGACCCAAATTTTCTCGAAAGGCGGTCCGGAAGCTCAAGCCGCTTTCAATAAAGTTGCAACTTCCCTGGCATCTATCACAGATCCGATGAAGCGCAATGAAATCGGCATTAAATTATTCGGAACTTCGTTTAAAGGACTACAGCAGGATGTCCTTATGGCTATGGGATCGGCAAGAAGCGAATTTGATATGACAAAAAATACGATGGCCCAGCTTTCTACTGTGAAATATGACACATTAGGAGATGCTTTTAATTCGATTGGCAGACAACTTTTTGTTGAGATTTTGCAGCCGATTCAAAACATGGCCATGCCTGTATTATCTCAGTTTGCTGATTCTCTTATCGTTGCCATTCCGGCTGTAAAAACGGCGATTAACGAAGTATTTAACACGGTCATGACTATGGGACCTCAAATTGGTTCATTTATTACCGGTTTTCTTGAAGAGCATCAAAAAGCCATCCTCGGGGTTGCTGGGGTTCTAACCTTGGTTTTCGGACCTGCTCTAGTCAAAACGGGCTTACAAGCTTTATCAGCAGGTTATCAAGTTGTCACAACCTTTGTCAAAAGCATTGTGAAAGCGGGCCTTGAGTCGGTCGTTGCAGCGGGTAAAATGACAGGGGGTATTATAGCTGCCATGTATAAATTCGCTGCTCAGGGATGGCAATCTGCGCTAGCGTTAGGAAGAAACACTATCGCAGTATTGAGAAACGTGGCAGCCATGGCACTTTTGAAGGCTCAGCAAATAGCAACCACTGTCATATTGTGGGGGATGGCAGCCGCCCAAAATGGAGTGAATTTAGCTTTTCTAGCCAATCCTATTACATTGGTCGTAATTGCATTGGCGGCTTTAGTAGCAGGAGGAATAGCGCTCTATAAAAACTGGGATACGGTGAAAGCGAAGGCGTACGATCTGTGGACTGCCATGCAGGGCACATTCGGAAGCATAGGAGCTTTTTTCAGTAATCTCTGGACGGATATAAAAAACGGGGCAATTGACGGAATAAATTTCGTCATTAATGCCATCAATTCGGGCATCTCAAAAATAAACGGTATGAGCATCAATGTACCTAGCTGGCTCGGGGGCGGAACTTTCGGGATGAATATCCCGCCGATTCAGACTATCGCAAAAAGCACTCCTTCCCAAGGAGCCACAAATAAAGGGAATCCGGGTTCTGGAACAGCCTCCCCCCCCAAGGGTTTAATTTTAAAGGTTATCCGCTCATCGGGACAGGCTATTCCCCTCCTAAAGGACCTCCATTTAAGGCTTATGCAAAAGGCGGAATTGTCTCAAGTCCCGAGCTCGCCTGGATCGGCGAAGGAGGAGACCGCGAGGTCATCATTCCGATCAACAATTCGGACCGCAGCCGCGGATTGTATGCGGCCGCAGGCCGGATGCTGGGCGTTTCGCCTGCCGGAGGTTCGTCCGGAAGCGGGGCCTTTGTTTTTAACCCGTCGTATAACTTCTACGGAAATGCCGATCAGGCCGCTGTCCAGCAGATGGAGCAGAGAACGAGACGGGATTTTGAAAGAGAATTCAACACCTATCTACGTCAAAAAGCGCGGGTGAGCTTTGTATGATTTACACCACGATTCAAGGAGATACCTGGGATGGGCTCTCTTATCAGTTTTACGGGAGCGAGCGGTTTATGCCGCTCCTCTTGAATTTTAACGAGAAACATGCGGAAATCGTCGTTTTTCCGGCCGGCATTACACTTGAAATTCCGCCTAAACCGGCTCAGTCGTCGGATACGCTCCCACCTTGGAAAAGGAGGGAGCCCGTATGAAGGACGTATTGGACGCAAGAAGGGCGGAGCTGGTTGTCGAGTACAACGGAAAAGATATCACCCGATCCTTGGCGGATTCTCTCGTGGATTTTACGTACAACGATGCGGCGCCGGGATCGCTCGACGATATTCAACTTTCGCTTGAAGACAGGCTGCAAAATTGGCAGGGGCCCTGGTCGCCGTCAGCCGGCGATACGATCAAGGCCGAAATCAGGACCTTCGGCTGGAATTACCCGGAGGAGGAACAAAAGCTCCCCTGCGGGACGTTTGAAGTCGACTCCTTCGATTTCGGCGGTCCGCCGGACACCGTGAGCATTAAGGCTGTTTCACTTCCCGTCGATTCCGGTATCCGTCAGGAGAAGCGCACGAAGGCGTGGGAAAACGTCACTCTGCGCACGTTGGCGGGCGATGTGGCACGAGCGGCCGGACTGACGCTGTTCTATTCGGCTGACGTCGATCCTGCCTATGAGAGGCTGGAACAGACCGATCAGTCCGATTTGGGCTTTTTGAACGAACAGGCCATGAAAGAAGGAATTGCGGTAAAAGTATCCGAAGGCCAGCTCGTCTTGTTCGATGAAGCGGAGTATGAGAAAAAGGATCCGGCGCTGACCTTGGTCCGCGGAGAAGACGCCGTTGCGAGTCACAAGTTCGGCTGGAGCACCGCTTATACCGCTTACCGGGCCTGCGAGGTCACCTATTCGGATTCCGCGAAAAACACGACTTACCAGGCGATGTACGTGCCTCCGGGCGCTCCGGCGGAAGGACCTGTTTTGAAAATTAACGAACAAGTCGATTCCGAGGCGGCGGCTATGCGTCTTGCGGCCAAAAGCCTGCGCGAGAAGAACAAAGAAGCCGGAAAAGCGAGCCTCTCCTTGTCGGGGGATGTCCGCATAGCTTCCGGGGTTACGCTTCTTCTTCAGGGATGGAACCGGTTCGACGGCAAATATTTGATCGAGAGTGCAAGCCACAAAGTGGGCAGCGGCGGCTACACGACCGATATTGAAATCCGAAAAGTACTGGGGTGGTGAGATGGCTTCAGAAAATCCTGTAATCCGGGCCGGCATCGTATCCAGCGTCCAGGCTTCAGAGGGGACCGTGCGGGTCACTTTTCCGGACCGGAATCAATACGTTACGGCCGGTCTGCCGGTTGTTTCTCCCATGGGAGGATGGGCGCGCGGGAACAGCCTGCCGGCGGTCGGCGAGAATGTGCTTTGCGTTTTTGCGGGAAGTGGTCTTCAGGCGGGTTTTTGCCTGGGGACTTTTTTTACGGCCGCTAAAAGCCCGCCCGGCTTACCGTCGCAGCGCGGCGTGTGGTTTGAAGACGGCAGCAGCGTCTATTACGACCGGCAATCGGGCGTGCTCCATGTTAAACCTGCCGGCAGCGTGAAAATTGAGGGCGACCTGATCGTAACCGGAACATTGACGAGAGGCGGTGAGGCGCTATGATCGGGACATTGGGCGATATTGTGTTTATTGCGACTGCCGACACGATTCGGACTTTCGACGATTTTAAAAGAAGCAGCTCAAGCCGTTGGGCCAAACATGAGATTCTCGGCAAAAAAGCCAGAACGCAGTGGATCGGTCCGGGTTTGGACACGATCTCTTTTACGATGCGGTTCGACCTCCGGTACGGGATTAACCCGCGCAAAGAGCTGGACAAGCTGGTAGAAACCGAGCGTTCGGGCAAAGCGATGTCCCTCACTATAGGCGGCAAGGGACTGGGCGTAGCCTTTTGGGTCATTACGTCTCTGGAGCAATCTTGGGATAAAGTCGATAACCGGGGCAATATTTTGCTCGCGTCGGCTTCCGTTTCTTTGGAGGAATATGTATGAAAATAGACTATACCGTTGATATGCGAGAGCCGGGAGGGTTTTATTTCGGCCCCAAGAGCGAAGCGGAAGAGGTCATCCAGAACTTGCGGACGATTCTGAGCCTGCCTGCGGGCTCGGCTCCTTTTGCCAGGAATATGGGGATTCCGTTCGAAGAACTTGACGAACCCATGCCCGTTGCGAAAGCCCGGATGGGCGGCAGCGTGATGACCGCGATTCTGGAACAGGAGCCGAGAGCTCTGGTGGAAGAGATCCGTTTTTACGAAGATGAAACGAGCGGAAGCGCAGGCAGGCTTATCCCTGTCATCCGCTTTAAGCTGAGAGAGGGGTGAAGAGTTTGAACGAAGACGCTTATCCGTTCATACAGGAGGATGCGGCGGAAACGATTCAGGAAATTCTGGCCGTACACGAGGCGATTACGGGCCGTAAGCTTTTTCCGGCTGACCCCGAACGCCTTTTTTTGATGTCGCTGGCGAATATGATCGTGCATCAGCGTGTGCTGATCAACCAGACGGCGAGGCAAAATCTGCTGCGATATGCGAGGGGAACCCTGCTCGATCATATGGGTGAAATGACCGAAACGAAGCGGCTTCAAGCGGCGCCTGCCGTTACGACTGTGGAGTTTACGCTGTCCATGCCGCTCAATTCGGCCACGCTGATTCCGAAAGGGACCCGGATCGGGCCCCAGGGCGGCGGCGGTGCCCTTTATTTCGTGACGACAGAAGTCGTCGAAATTGCGCCGGGACAGCTGAAGGCGTCCGCATCCGCGGAATGCGCGGTACCGGGAACGGCCGGGAACGGGTTTGAACCGGGGATATTGAACGTCCTCGTGGACCCGGTTCCGTTTGTCGTTAGCGTCCGCAATACGACGGAGTCTTCGGGAGGTTCCGAGACCGAGTCGGACGATGCATACCGCGAACGGATCCGAACCGCTCCGGAGTCGTTTTCGACAGCGGGGCCGGAAGGGGCTTACGAGTACTGGGCGAAATCGGCGAATCCCGCCATCGTGGATGTAGGGGTACATTCTCCTGCCGAAGGCGAGGTTGTCGTGCTGCCGCTTCTGCGTGGAGGCGAGCTGCCGACCGCGGATGTTCTGGATGCGGTAAAAGAGGCCGTTAACGACCGGCGGGTCAGGCCTTTGACCGATCATGTCACGGTGCGGGCTCCGGAAACGGTGCCTTACGACATCGGCTTGACCTATTGGGTCAGCCGCAGCCGGGCCGCCGATTCGGCCGCGATTCAAGCGGCCGTCGCTGGAGCGGTCGAGGGGTACCGGCTCTGGCAGAAATCCAGACTCGGCCGGGACATTAACCCCTCCGAACTGATCGGCCGCGTGATGGCGGCGGGGGCCCTGCGCGTGAATGTCGCCAGCCCGGCGTACACGGAGCTTTCCGCCCTTAAAGTCGCTCAGGACGGCAAGGTGAATATCGTATACGGAGGGCTTGCCGATGATTGAGCTCAAGCACGCAAGTCTGTTGGACATTTTGCCGCCGAATTTGAAGAGAGACGAGACCGTAAGGGCGGCGGCTCTCTCATTGGACGGGCAGCTGCGGCAGCTTAGTGAAGAAATCGGACGTTTGACGTACTACGACCGGTTGGACAAGCTGACCGAGGAAGAGGCGGACGAGCTGGCGTGGCAGTTTCACGTCGATTTCTACGAGCCGGGACTTCCTCTAGAACAAAAGCGCGAGCTCGTCCGGAACGCTTTTCGCTGGCACAAACGCAAAGGAACGCCTTCCGCGGTGGAAGAGCTGGTCGCCGCGCTTTTCGGCGAAGGCAAAGTCGAGGAATGGTTCGAATACGGCGGTCAGCCTTTCCGTTTCCGGGTCATCACGAACAACCCGGAAGTGACGCAGGAAAGAGCGCGCGAATTTTACAGGGCGGTCGAGTCCGTTAAGCGGCTCAGCGCCCGGCTTGAGCGTGTGATTTTATCCCAGACGGAAGAATTGCCTCTGTATATCGGGGGCGTTTTTCATATGGGCGAAAAAATGACAATTAGGCAGGTGGGATAATGGGAGCCTTTGGCGGATTTGTATTGACGAACAAAGGGCGTAATTTGCAGGCCAAAGCCCAGACGGGCGTAACGCTGAATTATACCCGGATGGGAGTAGGGGACGGGCAGCTTGGCGGGCAGTCCATTCCGGTGTTGACTAAACTGATCGGCGAAAAGAAATCTTTGGCGATTTCGAAGCTGAAAATTCAAACCCAGGGCCGTGCGGTCATTGGAGCCGTACTGTCTAACCAGGATGTGACAACCGGCTTTTATTTCCGGGAAATCGGCATCTATGCGCAAGACCCGGACGAGGGAGAAATTCTGTACTGCTACGGCAATGCCGGTACCAATGCAGAATACATTCCGCCCGTTGGCGGGGCGGACATCATCGAGAAGTCCATCGACGCGATTGTGATTGTGGGCAATGCGGCGAATGTGACGGCGGAGATCGATAAATCGTTGGTTTTCGCCTCACAGAATGATTTGGCCGAATCGGAGAAGCGTTTGAGAGACTATGCGGAGTCTCATCTGGAGAACGCACCTTCCAAGGCTTTTACTTTGGAGAACGGATTACAGGTCGTTAACTCAGAGAGGATGTCCCGCTTCAAGCTGGAAAGTTTGAAGGGGCGTACGCTTGTGAATCGGGTCGGCAGGACAGGAAGCGAAGCGAACGTTTCTATTTTTGCGAAAGCTAATATCCTTATCAGCAAGGATGCAGCAACCTATACAACGGGAACGTCCTCATACAAGATCACGGCGACGGGGACGGGGTCAAATGAACATTATTGTGAAAGCCCCAGGTATTTTATCGAGCCTAATAAGTCCTACGTGATGATTGGTGACGCACGAGTCGGTGCAGGGAACGTTGTGGCAGGTTATAGGCTTATTATCAGGGATGCGGCAGGAAACGTTGTTAGTGATGCCACAACAACAACCGCGTCGAAGACTGGCGTCTGGTCAGTAGTCGGTATGCGTTTCGTAACACCGGCCACAGCCGCCACGTTCGAATGGCGGGGACAGATTTTTAAAGCCGATGGAAGCTTTCCGTTTATTCCGAATGCTTCTACACCGGAGCATGCCAATTTTGATTCTTTGAGGTTATTCGAGATCGGTCCGGCTGACTATGAATTTCTGACTACAAGCGGCTGGGATAAAGCTTCTTTGCGATTCCCATATGTCGATGATATGAAGCATACGACCGGTGCCTATATTATTAAAATCGGGGAGAATCTTGCTCCTACGTCTAACGAATGGGAGCGGGGAAATGCGGCTGAAAATGAAGTCGTATTTAAGAATTCCTATACTGCGGATATCGTGTATAATCCGAACAGAAACGTTTATGCGCGTTTCTATGCTCCGGTTTTGGCTGGTCAATCTTATACCGTTTCCGCAAAGACAGCTCCCTCAAATGCGGCAGCTTATTACTACTACACGGATTATGACAAAAATCGTCTAAGTGATGTCCTCCGGGGTAGTAACGTGGCTCCTCCGAAATCAGCTTTTATTGAAGTGGTATTGAAGGCAATAGACGTCAATTTGAATCCCATTGCCGGAACCGTAACGTACTCGGACGTCATGGTTAACCTTGGAACAAAATCTCGTCCGTTTAAAGCGCGAGAAGATGATTATTTGTTTTTTTCGGACGTGAAGCTTGCTTCCAATGTGGACGGAAGTGTAACAGATGAGGTCACAGAACGTGACGGTAAGTACTGGAAAACGTCCAGATTTCGTGAGGTAGAGGTCAATGGTTCACTACCGTGGTTGTTTAATATCGCAAGAGCTGGACTTAAAAGAGTTTTTGCTTCTTCGGCAGTTGCAGAATATGTATCTCGCTGGCAGCTAGGGAGCTCTGTGCTTAAGTATGATGGTAAAATCATGATTTCAGGTGCCCACATGGATGGGGTGGACCGGTATACTTTTGAAGATAGTGACTTGTTATATATTACGATTGCAAATACAGACAGTGGCTGGGGAGATAATTACACGCCATCTGCAGATGAGATCAAGGCTTATTTTAACGGCTGGAGAATGTATTATTGGAATTCAACGACCCAACAAACGGAACTTTTTAACAATCAAGGCACAAAAAGCTGGGAACCGATCGTAAATACAGAGGCAGGGGCGGAAACAGTTGTTTTGCCTAAAACGAAATGGAAGAATCACACGCCATATCGTCTAACCTATCAATTGTCACGTTCGTTCGAAACGGAAATTGTTCCGGAAGGTGCTATCACGTTACACGAAGGCTTCAATCAATTTGAAGCAGGCACAGGAATGATCGTACGTGAACGCGTGGTTGCGGCCTACGACATTGGATCGGGAAAATATAACATTAATGCGGCTGGATACGCGGCTATGTTAAAAAATAAAGTGAAAAGCTTTTTTAAGCTGTATCGAAATAGAAAAGCAATCTCTGACTATTACATCGTAAAGGCAGGGATCCCGGCTACTGGCTTAGAGGCTAATGGGGATTGGCTTACGAATGTTGACGACAGAAATCCGGATAAACCTCCGTTTTACGAAGTCACGTATCTGACGCTGAATCCATTGTCTGCTCCCCTTTCTAGTATCGGCGCCAGCTTAAGTATGAATTTGAAAACAATTGTAGATATGCAAGCCCAAGCTAACGCGGATATCGAAACAAGGGTCAGCACACTTGAAAGAGATGCCATGTCTATCAAAGGCGGTAACGTTGAGACTCTCAGAATTAATGGCAATGCTGCAACTGTTGCGTTAGTCGGAAAGGACCATACGTATTTAGAATTTTACCCGCAAGGAAATGATGCAGGTAGAAAGGGGTACGTTGGTTATCCTTCAGCAGGATTTAGCAGTATGCACATCCAGAATGCTAATCCTTTTGGGAATATCGACATATTACCGGGCACAGGGGGATTATTAAGAGTTGATGGAAACCCTGTATGGCATGAAGGACGTTTAAGGATGATTAACGGAGCATTGGAATACCTCGATGGATCAACTTGGAAGGCGGTGAGCGGCGGAATGGAGCAGTATAAACCGATCATTAAAAGACAAACGATAGTGCTTAACGGAAATCAGACCTTAAATGCAATACATTTTACTGGAAAATGCTATTTATCAAGGATTGCGGCGTTAACATTATCGGGTTCCGGTGGAGTTGGAAGGTTAAGGGTATTTGTGGACGGTTCTTTATATTATGATTCAACATTAGTTGTTAATTATGTGAACGGTATTTTTCAAAACAATGATGTTAGTTATAACTCCGATAGTAGCTTAGCCGTATATCAACCGACATTAAGGCCGTCTTCCGGTTGGATCGGCTATAACAATTCCACTTCCTCATATGGAAGGGTCAGCGACTTTCCGAATAGCAATGCGTTACAAGGATCTGCAGCTATTATCTCTCAACCTATTTTTGCAAAATCATCGATAGTCATTGAGTTGACAAATACCTCAACATCAAGCATAAACATGGATGTTGACTTTGCAGGAGGCGTTTTTCAATGAGCCAATACCGCATCGACGGCAGCGTCGTCTACACTATCGAACCCTACGGTGAGTCCTATTACGACTTGCTGACCCACCTCCGCTTATCCACCGACAAGCAGCCGGAATCTGCTGAGGATATCGTTACTCTTACCGTTAGCATTTACGATTACGTCGGTGAGCCGGCGCAGGAAAATGCAGACGTACAGCTAACCATAAACGGCAAAAAGCAAACGCTCTTGGTTACCGAGGGCGTTTCTTCTATTACGTTGTCCGGTGAGCCGTTTTACGAGGTAACAGCGGATGCTGAAGGCCGGCGAGGGGCTGCTCTATTGATCGGCAGCAAGCCGGAGCCTCTGAAACCTCCGACCCTAGAGGAATTGGCCCGTGAAAACGAAAAACTGCGAAAGGAAATCGCACGGCAAAACGCCGATTTTCAAGCCTATATCGAGTTTTCGATAAATGAGCAGACTAGGCTGAATGAAGAGCAGGCCAGGATGAACGAGGATTTTCGTAATTTCATGGAATCTGTTGCGACTTAAATTAGGGAAGGGGAACAGCAACAATGGTTACTTATGATTTCTTACGCAACACCTACTGCCGCAGCATTTACGTCTACGGTACCGACCGCTTTACGCAGCGGGATGGCTTCAAAGGCATTCGGGAGGAATACCGCACACCCGTGCAGCTATATTTTGCGGCAACATACGGAGCGGAGCTGCTAAAGGAAGCCCTTGATAAGGGCTGGATCAATCAGAAGGAATACGACGAGACTCGGACTATTATGCAAGAAACGGTTCCGGCTCAGCCGACGCCCTCCCAATCTCATCCCGAACACCAAACCGGCAGGTAAACAGCCTGCTTACGACGGGAGGTGACGATAACGATGGCCATCGCCCCTGAAAACTTCGGCGAGCATCTCGCAAGGCTGAACATGGAAAGCCGGCAGTTCCGTGCGGACATCGAGGAGCTGAAGAGATGCGAGCAAAAAAACGAAGCCGATATCCGGCAGCTGTATGCGGGCCAGGCCAGGACAGAGACCTTGGTCGGTCAGGTGCTGACGAGATTCGACGGCTTTGAAACGAGAATGTTCAACGTGTTTCAGCAGATGACCAGAGACAACGCCGAATTGCTCCAGCAGGTAACGCGGGACGGCAGCTCTGAACGCCTGGAAGGACAGAAAGAACGGACAAGCGCACAGCAGGCCTGGATGAGCTTCTCAAAATATGTAATTGCGGTTACGATTGCGGCCGTGATCGCGTATATATTCAGCTTCTTCCCATTCTGATTGTGTCCGCAAACGGCTCTCGGCTTAACGGCTGAGGGCTTTTTCTATTTTGTAAGGAGGTTATGACTCATGAAAAAACCTGTAATTGTCCTGGATCCCGGACACGGGATGAACGACCCGGGCGCAATCGGCAGCGGATTAATGGAAAAAGAACTCACGCTGAAAATCGCGTCCCGAATTGCGAATAAACTCCGAGGCATGGCTGATGTCCGCATGACTCGCACAGATGATACGGCTTTCGATACGGATAAGTCCTCCGATCTGAAAGCAAGATGCGCGTTCGCCAACCGGCTGCAAGCCGATTATTTCGTTTCGGTCCACATCAATGCGGGGGGAGGCACCGGGTTTGAATCCTACGTGTACAGCGGGACGGCCGCAGGCTCCCGGACGGAAGCACTCCGCTCCGTGATTCACGCCAAGGTATCGGCGGCCTTTGCCAAATACGGGCTCGAGGACCGCGGCCGGAAGTCCGGCGATCTCGCGGTGCTTCGTCAGACCGCCATGCCGGCGGTTTTGCTGGAATACGGTTTTATCGACCGGGCGGCGGATGCCTCGCTTTTGAAGAACGAGGCGTTTTTGGATCAGCTGGCCGCGTCGACGGCGGAAGGTCTAGCCGAGGCTTTTGCGCTGGGACCGGTATCCGTGTCCCCGGACAAATCTCAGCCACAGGCGCAGCCCGATTTTTCCAAAGGGGTGGAGGCGGCAATTGCCAAGCTTCACGAACACGGAGTGATCGACTCACCCGCGTATTGGAACAACGTAATGACCAACGGGCAGACGCCGGACGCGGAGTACACCGCCGTTCTCATTCGGCGGATGGCCGATAAACTGCGAGGCTGAGTGATTACGTGAAGCGAACCGGAGTAAACCTTCGGCAGCCTGCCTGCCTTTTTTTCGCATATTCCACACGAAGAAAAGCCCTCACATATCGGGGTTAACCCATGTACCCGAAATATGACGCGCGCAATACTCGTTTTCCGCATGACGGTGGACCCCTGATCGGTTTTGTCATCTGCGGAGAGCTTCGGGCAGATATTGTTTGACGTTTTTGATAGGTTCAACTACGGACTTAAAGGAGGAATTCACCAATGGCACAACAGCTGACGGATTTACTGACACCAGTCATTTTGGCGCTCGTCACGGCCTTGGCCGGTGTTTTAACTGTCCTTATTCACGCGGCCAAAACGTCGCTGATCGCCTGGCTTCAGGCCCGCACGAACGCCGCCCAGCAGGAAATCATCATGAGAGTGGCATCGGAAGCGATGGCTTTTGCGGAAGCGCAGGGACTGATTTTAAAAGGAAAGGAAAAAATGGACGCGGCCATCGTGTATGCGGCCAACGAACTTCAAACAAGAGGAATGAACGTAACGCCGGACAAGCTTCTCGCGGCTATTCAAAAAGCCTGGATGGAATACAATCCCGCTCAAAATAAGGCGGATCATGCTGCGGAAAGGAAAGAATCCGACACGACACCGGCAGCCGGTTAATGTCCGTATAATATAGAAGGAACCGTTTCATGATGACCGATACCCTTTCAACCGATTCCGGTTGGGAGGGCTTTTTTTTGTTTCCGGTTGTTTTTGCTGACTATTTTCTGAGAATAAGTCAGGTTAGTTAGGGAGCTAAAAACGATCGAATGTAAGGGATAGTAAGCTGAGAGGAACCTGGATGATAGGGGAAAATTGGTTTTGTGCACATAAAATACGAACTTACGTTCCTATTTGGAGGTGTTTTGTGGTATAATAAGTGTACATCTCATACGGATCTCTACCATCATCTTGGAGGTGACAACCTATCGCCCCCGTGAAAGTAGACCTGAAATCATTGGCTGTCATACTTGACATCGAGCTGAAAACCTTGATTAAGGTCGCTACTTATTCTGGCGCAGCGTGCGGACAAAAGCGATTATGTTCTTCGTCTCCGACTTCGAAAGCTCCCGACCGTCAAGTTCCAGACTGAATTGTTTCAATAATTCTTCATCCGACAGTTCGATTTTATCGACAAACTCCTTCTCGTTGCGGTGCGGGTCGGAGTTTTTGGATTGGCCGCGGGTTTCTTTTCGGTCCGTCTGGTCAGGGGAATGTTCGTGGGTGGGAAGATCCGAAAGACCGAGCAAATAATCCGTCGTGACCTGCAGAACTTCGGCAATGCGGGCGACCATATCCGCGGACGGATTTTTAATGCTGCCGTTCAGTAATGTACTCATCGTGGAATGCGGAATTCCGGCTCTTTGAGCGAGCTTGTATTGGGTAAGGCCCTGTTCTTTCATTAATCCTTTTATAGTATCGACAAGTGTCATGAGATTCACCCTCTATCTATTCCAGAATACTGTAATAGTAGTTAAAAAACTAAGAATAGTCAAGAAAACAAGAGCATTTTAAAGGGAACGCATGTTCGTATAACACAATCGAACTATTACCAAATTATGATATAACGTTATATTGTAATATACTAAAGATAGGAAAAAGAGAGGTCCCAGCGCAAGCCATGAAGCTTGCCGCAAGAGGAGATACATAGTATAAAGGAGGGCTTACCGCCTATGAAAACGAGTATCGAGATGCCGGAACTTGACCGAAAAAAGACGAAAACAGCCGTTGAGGGAGCGCTGCTCAAATACCGGATGTATAAAACGATCACATTCGAAGAAAGAACGGCGACGATTACTTCGAGCTATACGGAAAAATTTCACGGGCCGACGAACGTCACAAGCGATCAGACCGCGAGCATAGCCATTTATAACGTGGAAGAACCGGAACGCCGGCGCCGCTACTGCGAAAGAATCGAGATGGCGGTAAGCCGTCTTCATCCGAAAGAAAGGCTGCTGATCGAAGAGCGTTACATGAAGGACGATTATGTGAAAGATTATGCCGTTTACAATCATAGCTTCGATCCGCCGATCAGTGCGGTTACCTATTCGTCCATCCGCTGGAAAGCTTTTTATAAATTAGCGCTTATACTCTCGCTAGGGGTGCCGGGGCCAGCCGGGCAGCAGCGGGAAGGGGCTACGGGCTAG